TCAGGTGCTGCAGATATAGCTTTATCAATTATGGAGATAACCTAGAATGGCATACGTTGGTACACCTATAGATACAACCAATCAGTTTCAATCTCTGCAAGGTAAAAGATTTAGTGGTGATGCTAGTACAACAGCATTTACATTAGACATTGCACCTAATTCAGTTTTTGATATAGAGGTCTTTGTAGAAAATGTTAGACAAGACCCAAACTCTGCGTACACCTTAAACGGAACCACATTAACATTTAGTGCCGCACCTCCTAGTGGTACAAATAATATTTATGTGATTCATCAAGCAAAAGCAGTGGGAACAATTACTGCACCTGTAGGTGGTAGTATTGATATGAATGGTGTTGAATTAATTTTAGACGAAGATGGTGATACATCCATAACTGCTGACACTGACGATAGAATAGATTTTAAAGCAGGTGGTACTGATACCTTGCATGTTGGGAATGCTGTCGTAACACTAAACACTCCGACTGATTTTGGTCCAGATGCATTTTCTACTGGATTAAAAGTAAAAGGAGATGTACTCATTGGAGATTTCACTAATGATAATGCTTCCTCTACATTATGTTTTATTAAATCAAGAAACACAACTCCGGGTAGTCAAACTATTGTAAATAATGGTGATGAGGTTGGTGCTATATCCTTTAGAGCAGACGATGGGGATGATACTGGTTACAATAATAATGTAGCTAGAATAGCTGTCGGAATAGATGCAGCACCGGGTACTAATGATACACCTGGATTAATGACTTTTTCTGTAACACCAGATGGTTCAAGAGATAGCTCAGAAGTTATGCGTTTAACTAGCGGAGGTGATGTATTTGTTGGTAGCACTAGTCCTATTTTTGGTCAGGTAAGATTTTGTGTAACAGAAACCGTTAATGATGATGTTTCTCAAATGGAAAATACAAATGGCAGTTTTTCTGAAAGAGTTCTTTTATTAAACGCACACCGTGCCGCTAATGGTGCTTATCAATTTTTATTAGCATATTCTTCAGACGGAAGTGATTTAGAATTTAATTTAAAAGGCGATGGTCAAGCATATGCAGATGGTTCTTGGAACGGTGGAGGTGCTGACTATGCAGAATATTTTGAATGGAAAGATGGTAATACATCTAGTGAAGATAGAGTAGGATATTCTGTGGTTCTTGATGGGCATCAAATTCGTAAAGCTACAAGCGAGGACAATGCATCTAATATCATAGGAGTTATATCAGGAAATCCTGCTGTTGTAGGAGATAACTCTTGGAATAAATGGCAAGGAAAACATCTCAAAGATGATTATGGTAGATATATTTATGAAGACTATACTCAAACACAATGGAAAGATAGTGAAGGTAGTTTAGTTTCTTATCAAACAGATTTAATTCCAGATAATATTACTGTACCTGAAGATGCTACAGTTATTTCAAAAGATGAAGAAGGACAAAATCTAAAAAGAAGAAAAGTAAATCCTAGTTGGAATTCAAGCACAACATACATCTCAAGGGAAAATAGAAAAGAATGGAGTGCGGTTGGATTAATGGGTAAATTAAGAATTAGAAAAGGACAACCTACAGGAGACAGATGGCTAAAGATGAGAGATATTTCTGACACTGTAGAAGAATGGTTAATTAGATAAAGGGGTAAGAAATAATGCTATTTGGCCACGGCAGTATATCTGAGTTTGCTATAGCCTCAGTTCGAGGAGGTGGTGTTCAAAACGTAGGATCGCCTTTTGTTAGTGGCTTATCTTTCACAGCTAGTGTTGGAGATGAGACTGTAACAGCAAGTGCAACAATATCTCCTTCTACTACAGTAGCAACATTTTCTTTAGGAACAGAAGTAGCAACAGGTGGAGCAACAGTATCTCCAACAACAGCAGGAGTAATTACGTCAGCCATTGGAGAGGAAACAGCGTTTGGTGAAGCTTTTCAAAATCTAGTTTCTTTATCTGTTGGGTCACCTGACTTTTTTATTTGGAGTGAGATTGACGATTCACAAACAGTAACATATACTGACGTCGAACCAGGGAGCACTGATTAATGGCAAATGATGCAACAATAAGTTTAAACGCGACAGTTTTACCAGATGAAATATCTAAGACTATTTCTGGAAATATTACTATTTCCCCAGCAGACGCTAATGATAAATGGTATTATAAACTGACAAGCGTATCTAATTCTAGCACAGATTTAATAGCAGGTAGTTTTATAGACTACACAGCCGTTGATGATGATACTGCTCCAACTGCTGTCGCTACAGGAGATAAAGTGAATTTTTTATTTATAAAAAATACAGACACATCAAATGATGTTTACATTGTTTTAGACGCAGGAACAGCATCTACTTCTGCAACTGATGCAATTAAAATAGCTGCAGGGCACTCTTGGTTTGGTAATTTACCAAATACGACTGTCGCTGATATACATGCAATTTCATCCTCTTCTACAGTGACATGTATAGTTGCAGCTTTATTAGATGACGTAGGGTAAGGAGATATAAATGGCATCAACATTTTCAAGCACTTTAAATTTAGAGCTTCAGGCCAGCGGAGAAAACTCCGGAACCTGGGGTACTATTACAAACAACAATTTACAAAAAATAGAATCAGCAGCAAAGGGTTATGTTTCAGTAGCTATTGCGAGCACTGATGACTCATTAACAGCAACAGACGGTTCTACTACAGATGAACAAAGTAACGCGATCATTAAATTAACAGGGACTTTATCAGGTGCCACAACCATGAGTTGTGAGGCGGTGGAGACTTGGTATATTGTCGACGATGCTACAACACACAGTGGTAATAACTTAACTTTTAAACCTTCGGGGGGCACCGGTGTTAATCTTGTTCAAGGTGCAAAACACATTTTATATTCTGACGGTTCTACAATGTTCGATGTCTTGAATGATGCAGGAAATATCACGGCTAACGGAACATTGACTGTTGCAGGTAATGTTTCTCTTGACGGTGGTAGTTTTGTATTTAACGAGTCCTCAGCAGACTTAGACTTTAGAATCGAAGGTAATGGCGATGCAAACTTATTTTTTACTGACGCAGGTAATGACCGTGTAGGCATCAAAACAAACTCTCCTTCAACAGAGTTGCATGTTGTCGGTGGTGTAAAAGCTACAGGAAACATAGACTTTGACGGGGGTGGTTTTACTTTTAATGACTCTGGTGGTTCTTTAGACTTTAGAGCAGAAACAAATACTTTAACACATGCGTTGTTTATTGATGGTTCTGCAGATAAAGTAGGGTTTGGAACATCTTCGCCAACGAGTGGTTTTGTCACAATCGACCAAGCTAGTTCTACTGGTGCAATAGCAGTTTTAACCTTAGATCAAGGTGATGAAGATCAAGAGTTTATAAGATTTGACGGCACAAGCGCTGCTGATGGATCTAAAAGCATTTCATCTTCTACAGATACAGGTGGATCAAAAGTAGGTGCAATACGTATTAACGTAAACGGCACCGATCGTTTTATTAGAATTTATGACACCGCAATATAATTATGCCGCTAACAAAACTACAGATAG